CAATTTTTTTATTGAAAACAAATTTTAAACTGAATAAAAGTTTAAAATTTAAATAAATATTAAAATTATTCAAGTGCTATATTAAGTTAAAAATTGAGTGTCCCATTTTAAAATAAACGGCTGTAAAGAAAATATAAAATTTATTCAGTGCTATTATGAGGTTAAAAATTGAGTGTCCCATTTAAAATAAACGGCCGTAAAAAAATAAAGAAAATTATAAAAATTATTCGAATAATATTTTTAATTCTAAAATATCACTTATTGAAAAATATATCCAGTTTAGATTATAAAAGGTTTCTATACCAGTCAATTCTCCTCGTGCAGTTTTTTTACTGGCATAATTTCCACTTACATATTTTTTATTACTATTTGTTGTAATTGACAAGGAAAAAAATCTGTTTTCGAATTCTAATAAAAATTCTTTTTTCATATATTCAATTACGTTTATTAGCTTTACGATATTATCTTTGCCGACTGCTACACCAAAACCAATGGAATTGTTTGATATTATTTCATTAAAAACTAATTTGCTATAAATCAATTCAAACAGATAATTTTTTTGACTTTCATTAAGTGAAATAACATCATCAATGGAAATAAAAATGTCAAAATTATTTTTCATATATTCATATATGTCTTTTTTTTTATTGAAACGGAAACTTAAATCTACAGTTTTTAAGTAATAATCTTCAAACTGATTTGCAATTATTGATGCATTTTTTCTATCAGCTATTTTCGATATTATTTTATTCATCGAATCATTATCAAATATATTATATAATTTAATAACATTAAGAAGATGAAATAAATTTATATTTTTTTCTTTTATTAATTCTTCTATATTTTTATCACTATTTAAAAATAATAAATATAGTTTTAAATCCAGTTGATATTTATGATCTACTATGATTACTCGATCAACAGCTGTTTTTAAGTATGGTTGAAATATTGATTCATTTTCTATTTTATTTTTGTCTATATATAAAATTTCATGTGGTTCGGTAAAAATAAATTTATAGAAATTTATATCTTCTTTCATTCTTTTTTCTTCTTCTTTCATTCTTTTTTCTTCTTCTTTCATTCTTCTTTCTTCTTCTTTTTGTGCTTCGTCAATTCTTTTTCTTCTTTCTTCTTCTTCTTTCATTCGTACTTCTTTTTCTTCAATAATCTTTCTTTTTCTTTCGTTTTTTTCTATTTCCTCCTTTCCTACCAATTGAACACTATTCACATCTTTATATTTGATCAATTGATGACCTTCTTTTACTATAAATAGTTCATCGCCAACAATTGAAATATGGCCAAGAATTTCATTATTATTATTTAGTATTATTTTATATAAGCTTTCTCGATTTTTATCCCATATTTCTAACATATTATATTTATTATTGATCTTCGTCCCATCTTTTATTGAAAATTTTCTTTTACTTTTTTTTCTCTTGTGAGATTTTCTCATATTTTCTTTCCTCTTGTGAGATTTTCTCATATTTTCTTTCCTCTTGTGAGATTTTTTCCTAAATGACTTTTTTTTTACAATTTTTTTATTTTTAAACAACATTTTTATATTAAAGAAAATATAATAAAATTATTTTTTTAATTACAGGTGTCCCATTTGAAAATCCGACTGTAAAACAGATAATATTGAAAAAGTTATAAGCGAAAAATATGAATATGAATTATACGAAAGTATAATTAAATATGGAAAGAAATCTATTGAACAACTAAAAAAAATAACATCAACAGATGGAAGAAGAAAATCAATAAAGAAAAGTAAAAGAAAATCGATAAAGAAAAGTAGAAGAAAATTGATAAAGAAAAGTAAAAGAAAATCGATAAAGAAAAGTAAAAGAAGAAAAAATAAAATATTTGAATAAAAGAAAATGGTAATAATTGATGAAAATTACAATATATGTAATATATCTAAACATGTAGATAGAGTTAAAGGATTAAAGACAGGTAGTTCACCAACGGATGCATGGATAATAACATTTAAACCGAATGTCTTTTATAAAAATATTAAAATAAAAAAAGCTTTTTTAAAGATTTATTCCAATCTATCGTTTTTTGATTACGAAAAATATAGTGAATTTAATACAAAATATTTAGAAAAAGCAGTTCAAGGATTGACATATGAAACAAATGTATATAAATACATTATTACACCTATTATTGATTATAACATATGTCCTAATTTTATTAGAATGATTGGAAGTGGAACATTATGCAAATATGATGATTTATTTCAAATTTTGAAAAATAATTATTATAGTAAAAATGAAAAACCTATAAGTATTGAAAAAATAAGAAAAAGATTAAATCGTTCTATAACAAATAATATTTTAAATTATGAGCATGATAATATAAGTTTTGACGAAAGTGTTAAAGCATCTATAGAAACTAAATTTGAACTAGATGATTTGATATTTGATGTTAATTTAACTGAAACATATGATAATACAATATCTTTTCATTCTTTACTAAATAGTGATTATGTTCAGGATTTAAATATTTTCAATATTTTATTCCAAATATTTGCAGCTTGTTATTCTATGTCACTATCTAAAATGGTTCATAACGATTTACATACCGGAAATATAATGATAAGAAAATTAAAAAAACATAAAATATTAACATATATAATAGAAGGAAACAAATATATATTAAAAGTGTATTATTTCGTTCATATCTATGATTTTGACAGAGCATATGTACAACAATTAGGAGATAATAAAGTATTAAATTTATACGACGTATACAGTCAAAATAATGAATATGTAGATAATAAAGATATTTTAAAACTATTATGTAGTGTTTATAAATATACACAAAATTCTATGTATCTTAAATGCCTAACAAATGATAAAAAACATTTTACAAAATTAATTGATTTATATGATTTAGATAAAAAATGTAATTTTCAATTAAAGAAATATAAACCTGTTGATTCTTCATTTTTTGATAATTACAACGATACATTAACAATAATAAAATGTTTATCTGAATATTTACCTAAAATCGATGAAAAATATATTGATAAAGAAAATTTTTATGTATGTCAACGAAGTTTTTTTAATGAAAACGGTGAATTAGATAAGAAAAAAGCACAAGATACAAGAATGAAATATATATCATTAATGATTAAAAATAATGTAAAAATTTCAAGTTCTCGTTCTATTAAGAAAAATAAAATAAGTTCGAAAAGAATATCACGTTCAAGAAAATTAAAATTATAAATCAAAGAAAAAATTATAATAATGTAAATATTATTTCTATCTAAAAATAATATTTAAAAATATTTTCTATTCTCTGGATCAATATATTTTAATCCGACGTATTCAAATATATCTTTTTCTGTTTTTAATCCTTTAACTTCTGGTGTAAATTTATGTTCATTTAAACTTAAACCTAATGACAAACAATGATTTCTAAAAAATATATTAAATTCTTTTGGTCCTGTAAAGTATAATTTCATATATGGATATTCTTCTTCTGTATTTCTTATTAAATCGATCCTTCTGAATTTTTTATTTGGTAGTGAACATATTCCTAATAATTTTTTTTCACCTCTTGCTAATGTAAATTTTATATATTCTATTTTTATCAAGTTGTCAACATATTCATTAAATTCCTTTAAATTCATGTTTAACATTACGTCTATGTCTCCACTATCTTTTTCTTTTCTTCTAAAACTTCCTACAATTTCACCCTTATCTTTAAGATTTAATATCTTTTGATGTTCTAACATTTCTTTTCTTGGAATACGTTCTAGTAAATCTTCATAACAATTCAGACCGATTTTTTGTGCTTCTGTAAGAATTAATGGATTTTCTTTAACTTTAATTCTTAGATTTTCAATACTTGATATATTATGAATTTCAATTAATTCTTTTGCTTTTTTAGGACCTACACCATATATATTTAATAAAATATTATTTTTTTCTATTTCTTTATTTCCCGAAATTATAATTTCTTTTAACTTTTGTTTTATACTTTTACCGACGCCATCTATTTTCTCAACTTGTTCAAATGAAATAATTGGTTCAGTGATATTATTAATATTATTAATTACTTTTTCATATGCTCTTAATTTAAAGAATTCACCTTCTACTTTTGCATTATTTTTAAGAATCGTTAGAGAATCAATAATATTTTTTTTATTATCCATTTGTTTCTAAATATTTAATATTTTAAATATCTTCTTCTACGCGAAGGAGAACCACCAGGAGGTCTTCTTGGAGGTGAACGTGGTGGTGAACCACCTGGTGGTCTCTTACCATCACTTCTTTTTCTTAAAATACGTTTACATGCTGGGTGTTTTTTACCAACTTGTTTATAAGCAACTGCAATGGCTTGTACCCGTGATTTATAACGACCAGTTTTAAATTCATTCATATTAATTCCAATTTTCTTTTGCAAATATTTTTTACATTTGCTTCGTCTACTTTTTCGTCTTTTTCCATCCAAAGATTTTTTATATGTTAACATTTTTATTTAAAGAAAGAAAAATAAAAATGATTTAAAGAAATAATGTTCTTTAAATAAGAAATAATGTCTATTGAAACAGCCGTAAATCACTTGGTATACCCAAAAATGGAAAATATACCTGTTTCTACTAAAACTTTTATTGTTATGACAAATCTAGTTCTTGATTTACGTAAACTTTATGATAATTTAACTATTACCGAATATAATTTTATTCCAAAGAAAAGAGGAAGAAAGAAAAAGATTATTGATTCTGATGCAAATTCTTATGTACCTGATGGTTCTATTGTTACAATGAAATATGAGAATAAATGCAAAGGTATTGATTTAAAACCCAAGAAATCACATAAGAAGAAAAAGAGCAAATGGTTCAGAAATTCATTTACTGTTGTTATGATATTAGACGGTAAACCTATAAATTTCAAGATCTGTCAAAATGGTGTGCTTCAAATTACTGGTTGTAAAATTGATTCACATGCCGAAGGTTGTGTTAAACACATATGGGAAAACATTTTACATGAGGAAGGTAATATTTTTAATTTTTCTAGAGGTACATCTCTCGAGGCTATTTTCATACCTGCTATGAGAAATATTGATTTTAACTTGGGTTTCTGTATTGATAGAGAAAAACTCGCTAAATATATGACTACCCAAACCGAATTTCATTCATTATTAGAGACCTCATTCGGTTATACGGGGGTAAATATCAAAATACCACTCAGTCATAAGATAACAGATTTAGTTTTAAAGAAAATAAAATATGTCGAAGATGATTACATTGAATCAACCTTAACTTACGGTGAATATCTGATGATGCTTCCAGAGAAGGAAAGGAACAAGAAACTTAACAAAGACAGGTACAATACATTTCTCGTCTTTCAAAGTGGTAAAATTATTTGCAGTAGTATTTCACAAGAATACGCATCCGATGCATACGATTATTTTATAAGAATCATAAAAACATGCAAGCATATTATTGAGGAAAAACTTGATATTTAAGCATGATTTTGAGTTTATGACGATTTTATATGATTTTTCATATAAAATCACTCTCAAAAGGTAAATACATTTTTATAAATCGACATATATTCGTGGTTTTGAATATATATCGGTTTAAAGAAAGTTTTGATAATTATCGTTTGAAAAATTAAAAACGATAATTAATTTAAAGAAATAAGATCTAATATAAAAATGGACAATAACGATAATTTTGAAATTATTATTGAAGAATCTTCGGATGAAAAAAAAGAATTGACTACTTATTCTTATATAAGTAATGGATTGTGTTTTGAATATTTCATTGGATATGAAATATCAGCATTATTAGGGTATAAAAACGTGAACGATGTTTTAATAAAAAATGTTACAACAAGTAATAAATTAATTTTTAAAGATTATCCAGGAATAAAAGAACCATCTATTAATCCTAAATCTATTTTGATAACACGAGATGGTGCAATTGAAATTCTACTAAAAACACGAAAACGTATTTCTCCTGATGTACTACATATTTTAAAAGAATTTGGTATTACTACGACAAATCGTAAATGTTTGACAAAAGAACAACAAACATTATCAACTATAACAGATGTCTTTAAAACAGAAAAATTTGAAGATCAATATAAAGTTGGAAATTATTATATTGATTTATATTTTACTGAGCATAAAATAGCAGTGGAGTGTGACGAACTAGGACATTCTGACAGAAAACCTCATAAAGAACGCGAAAGAATGGATTATATAAATGAACAATTAGATATAAATGACTGTCATTGGATAAGGTTTAACCCTGATGAATATAATTTTGATATATCAAAAGTTATTGGACAAATATATAGAAAAATAGATGAAATAAAAGAAATAAAATTAAAAGAAGAATATTTAAAATTATTAGAAGAAGAGAAAAAGAAAAAACAAAAAGAAGAGAAAGATGAAGAACCAAAATGGAAGTTGCAAATTGAACCAATAACTGGTAAATTTACTGCACCACCGAAAGAATATTTAATCGAAAAACTTAAAACACATAATATTTCGGACATAGCAAAAAGTTATGGTATATCAACAAATCCAATATCTAAATGGTTAAAACAGTATGAAATAAATATTAAAGATTTTCATAATTATGATCCTCCTCCAAAAGAAGAATTAATAGAACAGTGTCGAGATAAAACACAAACAGAAGTAGGATTACATTATTCAGTTTCAAATCACATAATACGAAAATGGATGTCACATTATGGTTTAGATTTTATTTCTTTAAAATCTGATAAAAAACAAATAAATAAAGAAGAATTAATAAAATTATTAGGAGAATTTTCAGAAGAAGAAACAGCTGAAAAGTTGAATATGACAATTTTAAATTTACAAAAATTGATGAAAACACATAGTATAGAGAAAATACCAAGTAAAACTGAATTAGAAAAGAATTTACATCTGAAAAGTAAGGATGATTTAGCAACATTGTATAACACAACAAGGACTACTCTCAGAAAATGGATAAAGTCGTATGGATTAGAAGATATAAGATTTACAAGTCTTACTCATAAACGAATAAAGGCTATAAAAGATAATATCGAAACAACTTATGATTCAATTAAAGATTTATGTAAAGATTTGAAAATAGGTAAAAATAAAGTAAATGAATATGTAGATACAAATGATGAATATAATGGTTATAAATTTGAATTTATTTAACTATGAATATTTTATTTATAATTATAAATAAAATATTATTTATAATAAATGTTAAGTAACACTGTTTTAATTATTGTAATAACGGTTCTAATACTATATCTAATATATTATTCAGAAGAAAAAATAACTAAATCACCTAAAAATATAATGGATAGCGGCTTTATGTATTATGAATGCAACGAAAATTTAGAAAATTTGAATGTAATACAAAAGCAAAATGTAATTAAAGAAAAAGTATTATCAAATTTACCAATAGATTATGTGTTTCTTGACTATTATTACTATATAAAAGGTTGTACTTTGTCGACTTTTCATAGAGACGTTACATCTGGTAAACACAAAATATCCAACTTATACAGTTATTTTATATGAATATAATGGTGATTTTCTGTCATTGTGTCCAAATAGTCATAATCAATTTCCTTTTATACACAGTAAACCAGTTAATATATCCGGAAAATCGAATACAGTTGTAATATTTAATTCTGATATCTTGCATGCAGGAATGATAAATAATATAGGTATAAATAGAAAAGTTTTACAGTTTAAGGTTGCACATAAAGATGATTTAGATGTCTTTAAAGAACTAAATAATGTAAAACTAGAAAAAACTACTGATTGTAAAATAAATCGTCAAATTGAAAACATATTGAGATTTCTATCTTTGCATTTTTCATGGTTAATAAATGGAATATCATATCCTTTAATGCAGAAAAAATACGAAAATAATTATATACAAGAAATTATACCAATTAGCTTCTATAATAATATAAAATAAAAAAAAAATATTGCTATATAATAAAACATGTCTAATCAAAGTTTCAAAGGTTTATCGCGTGGATTTCAAACGTTTTCAAGCATAACCTCAACTCGAAATTCTTTATTAAATTATTTAAAAGTAAGAAATAAATCAGAATTTGATAATACATTAACAATAAATAATGGTTCTTTAATTATTAAAGGAAATTTAAGTATAAGTTCAAGAAACATAACAACATCAGAAGGTTTTACAATTGGTCGCACTCCAGTAAAAGATATGGGAGATCGTAATTATACATACGAATTTGATCCAAATGATTATCAATCACAATTTTTTCCAGGTATGGTTGATTTTATAGATTCTAATATAATCGCTGGTGATAAATCAGAAGAAAACAGATTAATAGCATCTTATTGGCGTGATTTAGGAAATGATGTTTTTGATGATTGGGGATTTTTTTATCTATATGATGTTGATTCAGGAAAATATTATTTTCCTTTAATTAGTCCTCAAGATCAAGATGATGGTGTTATAACAACACAAACATTTAACGCGTTTGGACGTGATTTTACTATTACTCATGGATGGTCAGTTCAAGGTATTTTTAAATTTGATATATCAGTTGATGACGATAAATTGTTTAGATTTGGTGCATATGGTAATATGGGTTCAGATGGAGATGAAGTTTTAGAACAATTAACAGAATCTTATTCATTAGGTAGTAATAGTTTGACTTTATATTATCATCATCATCAAGAAAGTGGTGATTCAATAGAACAATTATATTCTTATTTCATACCTAAAAATATATCTGAAAATAATAATACACAATCATATAATGCATACTATGATTCAGATGATATGTCAATTTTATCAAAAGAAGTAACTAATGGTTTAATAGTATATTTTTCTAAATCATATGATGTTAAAGAATGGGTAATAAACGATTTAGAAATAACAAGTGGTTCTGGGACAACATTATCGAATATTTTTGTAGTTGATGGAAATGGAAATGAATTTGTAGCAGGTAATATATTATCAAAAGGAACAAATTTAGGAAAAATGACATTTACATCATCGATAAATGATTCTGATTATACAGCATCTGCATCGTCTCTAATTAATGGATATTTTACAAGTTCAAATTTAAATGATAATCGATTATTTATAATACCATCATCAAATGATATAATTTCAGCAATACCAAATTGTTCTGTAAACACAAGTTTTCGTTTTACAATTAATAATGTTCAATCAGGATCATATAGCAGAAGTTTATCAACAACTGATGCGAGTGTAACAATTGATTCTTCATGTATTAATAATTCTGTACCACAAAATATAATAATAACTTATGTCGTTATAATTACAAATATAACAAGTGGAAGTGAATCTGCAATAATTTTACAAGATTGTAATTCAGAACTGTTTTAATATTTTTTTATATTTTATTTACAACATAAATAAAATATACTTACACTTTATTCCTAAATCTTTTAGATCTTCTTAAATTTTTTGAAGAAGAATTCCTTACATCAGACAAAGAAGATGATTTTCTTTTTCTTTTTGTTGATGTTTTCTTGCGTAAAGATTGATTAAATTTTCTTAATTTGGTACGAACACTTTTCGAAACTGGTAATAATTTTTTTACATTTTTACTTAACATTTTATTAAATTTTTTTGAAAGAATACTATCACTTTGTAAAGTTGGAACAAAATTAATATCATCGATACTTAAAATAGAAGATGATGACTTATTAGATTTTAACGGTTCAGATGTAGATGATGCAGGTGACATAGTTGATAAATATTTATTAACGTCGTTAATTGCTTTTGCGTTTCTTATTTTATTTTCATAATCATATGTATAATAAGAAAATTTATTTTTTGTTCTAGTTAAATATTCAGGTACATCATTTTTCTTAAAATATGTAAATTTTTTTGTAAATTTTTCAAGTGAATCTAACTGACATTCTCTTAAAAATTTTACAAATTCTTCTGAAAATATAATATGTGTATTTAATTCTTTATCACGACGTCCGAAAAACCCTTTTATTTCTGAATCTTCATCTTCTGGAAATATTAGAACATAACAAATATTAATTAATAATATTTTTTTCTCTCCTTTATTCATTTCTTTTAATATTTCTGATAATCTAATATTATTTCGAATCAAATGATTATAAACAATTTTATCCAAATTTAAATTATTGTTTTTTATATCAACATTACTTGCATTGAATATTCCAGACGGAATTTCTGGGTTTTCTGGATCATGTTTTAAATCAATATAAAAATTAGGAATACAAGAACCAGGCATATAAATTGCTTTATTTTTAAGAAAATGATATTTGTCTAAATCTTCATTATTAACTAATAAGGATTCTTGAATATAATACTTATTATTAGCAACATTTTTATAAAATTTTATTTCAACAACATCTGCAGACATTGAAACATCAATATCATTAAATGTTAATACAACAATTAAATTGTTAGGAACTTTTATAAATAAATTTGGATCATCTTCGTGAATTTCTAAATTACCATGACCTGTTATAATGTAAGATTCGTATTCTTTTACTTTTTTTAATGATTCATTTAATGATTCTTTATAGTAATTTTTTATTGACATTTATTATTTACAAATATTTTTTTATTTTCTACAATAAATGATAAAAGAACAACAAAAGAAACTTATTTTACCAAAAGGTGTATTTATTGAATATACATTGGAAACTTATCCTCCTATATATGTATTATCTAATGGAAAAAAAATCAAAGGTATTTTAAAAAGAAAATCGCGTTCAAGAAGAAAATCGCGTTCAAGAAGAAAATCACGTTCAAGAAGAAAATCGAGTTCAAGAAGAAAATCACGTTCTAAAAAACGTTCAAGAAAAAGAATGAATGATGGATATATAATAAATGTAAATCAAAATTATGTTCCATTTGGTTGTAAAGTACCAAAAGCATTTATATAATTTAAACATTTATATTGCTAATAATATAAATGTTAAACAAGACAATATACAAAAAGAAAAAAGTTCCGAAAGCATTAAGACAACAGGTATGGTTAAAATACAATGGAGAAGAATTCAATAATAAATGTAATATTGTTTGGTGTAAGAATATTATATCAGTCTTTAACTTTCATGTAGGACATAATATTCCAGAATCACGAGGAGGGAGTACATGTATAGAAAATTTGAGACCAATATGTTCGAATTGTAATTTATCAATGTCTTCAAAATATTCAATAACGGAATGGAATAATAATTTTAAAAATAAAAGAATATCTTTTTGTCATAAAATTTTTAATTATTTGTTTAATAATAAATGAAAAAAAATTGTATATTCGTATCTATTGCATCATATCGAGATGACGTATGTAATGATACTTTAATTTCTTTATATAAAATGGCAAATAAACCACAAAATGTTTATGTTGGAATTTGTCAACAGAATAAAAACGAAGACTTTGATTGTGTCGGTAATTATTATAATGAAAATATAAGAATTATAAGAATACCTCATACAGAAGCAAAAGGACCAACATACGCAAGATATTTGTGTTCTACATTATGGAATGAAGAAGAATATTATATGCAAATAGATAGTCATACAAAATTCGTAAAAGACTGGGACATAAAATGTATAAATATGATAAATGAAATTAAAGTTAAAGGATTATCACAAAAACCAGTACTAAGTCATTATCCAAAAGAAATAAATGACTACACAAATCATAAAGAAAACGATCAAACACTTCCAAGAATATGTAAACCATTTTTTAACTCAAGAGATATGATATCTTTTATGGGTAGTGAAATAATTGATACAAAAGGTGAATATTATTTAACTCCATTTATCGCAGGTGGAATGTTATTTAGTGAATCATATTTTCTTAATGAATTACCTTACGACCCGAACTTACCGTATATTTTTGTTGGAGAAGAAATATTACATAGTATTCGGTATTATACAAATGGATGGGATATTTTTACACCAAAAGAAAATATTGTTTTTCATGAATATACAAGAGCAGATAAACCGAAAATATGGAGTGATAATCCGTATTATTCGGATATGGATGCTTTTAATAAGATAAAATATTTATTAAAATTAGATGAAAATGATGATAAATTTAAACCAGAAATGAAAATAAATTTAGAAAAATACGGTTTAGGTAAAGTTAGAACAATACAACAATATTATGATTTAACCGGTATTGATTTGAAAGAAAGAAGAGTTTATAAAAATTTTTGTAATGAAAATAATATAGCTTCAAAAGAAGATATATTAAAATCGAATGAATTAAATTGGAATAAAGATGAAACTAATTATATTTATTATATTTATTATATTCTTATTTCTTTGTATATTTTGTTTGTTATATTAATTATAACTTGATTTTCCTAAATTCATTATTATAAGACCTGATACAATCATAAAAAATCCTATATATTGATTATCATTTGATAATGTTTCAGATAATAAAATGTATGCAAGTAATGTCTCTAAAATTACACTCATTGCATCCCACTGAATATTCATTTGCATTACATTCGAATATTTCAAAATATGGATAAGAAAATAAACTAGTAATAAATAAGATATAATTCCAATTATCAAATAAATATTTTTATCTAAGCGCGCATATAATTTCAAGCTCGCGTCACCAATATATTCAACAATTGAAGCAATTGTTATATCATATAAAAATGTTAAATTAGTTACAACTGCAGTCATTTATTTATTAAAAGATTTTTGATTTTTTCTTTTTTGATTTATTTTTTCTTATTTTCTTTATTGATTTATATTTTGTTTTGTTTTTTCTGTATCCATCATCAGGTTCATCTTCTGGTTCATCTTCAGGTGGTAATAAATAACTCCTAATAACATTATTTGCTAATGTATTTTCATAATCATAAACGGGATATGGTCCATCTCCATAAAATGCAGATAACAGCAAATTTTCGTATATTGAATTATCTATTTCCACTGTAATATTTGGAAACAGTTTTATTAAATGTTCTTTCAAAAGAAAACCATTATCATCTCCTATTTCTTCAATTTTGATTGTTATTGTTAAACTATTTATATTAGGAAAAGCCCTTTGTCCAATATACGTACTACTTGGTATTATTACAGAAGTTAAAGCAGTGCAACCTCGAAAAGCATCTTGTTCAATTATCGTAACACTAACATATAAAAGTATTTCAAGTATTTCAATTTTTTTAATTACAACCATTTTTACATTAACTAAAATTTTATAATCGGTGTAACGACTAGTGTAAAATTAGGATTTTCTTCCTTCCAATTATGATGACCATTTATTGTTATTATATACTCTTTTCAAACCACCCCACGTGTTTTTATCAAGGTCATCTAAATCAAGTTTATATTTTATTCCAGTAGACACAGATATACGTCCTTTTATTCTCTTAGCTTTAAGAGCCATTTTATCTCTATCTTCTTTTTTGGTAAAATATCTTCTCGTGACATATCCACCAAATCCGCTAGAAGGTTTTTTTGCATATAGTTGAACCCAATATGCCTTTACAATCTTAGGATTGTGTCGTGACTTACTTTTTGACTTAGATTTTCTTAAGCTTTTCACACGACGTGATTTACGACTTGGACTTTTCCTTTTCATCTTTATTAAAGAGAAAAAATTTAAATTTAAATTTTTTATCTTTTCCAAAGTTTAGAAACAAAAATCTTTTCTATTCTTTTAAAGTTTAGAAATATAAAAATTTTAAAGTAAATAAAAATAAAATCATAAACATTGATTATATTAGAAATATTCTAATATAATATTTTAAAATTTCTAAAAATTATTTCGTTTTATCTTCTTTAAATCATTTTTACGATAACGAATCGGTTTTTATAGATAAATTCATATTCGAATAATCATAACTATAGTAATTAGATGTTATATCCAGTTGATTTGTTTGTTCTATTCCATTTATATCTAAAACAAATTGTGAATCTTGTAAAAATGGTCCTACTTGATTTGTTGCTATTCCATATGTTGTAGAAAATATATTTGTATCCGATGAATACCAATTAATACCATTATATGAATATTGTAATTGAACAGAACCTGTACCTCCCGCAATAAATATTATACCATTCCATGCGATACTAAAACATGTTGTAAAACTCGTCGTAATTGATGTCCATGTTAAACCATTAGATGAATATAACATAACAGAACCACCAATTCCACCAGCAACCCACAAAGTACCACCCCATACAATTCCATAACCTGCTGTAGTAAATAATGTAATTCCTAAACCAGTCCATTGTGTTCCATTTGATGAATATGCAATCGTATTAGTACCGCTTCCAACTGCTACAAATTGAATACCATTAAATGCAATATCATTAGCAGAAGATGAAAATATTGTTACTCCTAAACCTGTCCATGTTATTGAATTTGAACTAAATGCTATTGTATTTGTTCCACTTCCTACGGCATACCAATTAATTCCGTTCCAACATACATGATTTCCAGCAGTTGAAAACACTGTCACTCCTAATCCAAACCATGAAAACCCATCAATACTATATGCAATAGTATTAGTTCCAGAACCAACAGCAACATATCTTGAACCATTCCATGACACACCATTACCGGATGTAGTAAAAATAGTTGAACCAATACCTGTCCAATTAATGCAACAATATGAATAAGCAATAGTATTGGTACCACTTCCAACTGCTATAAGTTTAACACCATTCCATACAGCACCATTAGATTGTGTTGAGAAAATAGAACTACCTAAACCAGTCCAGTTAATTCCATTTAATGAATAAGCAATTGTATTTATTCCTGCACCAAAAGATAAATTAGGATGTATTATATTTATTCTAGCAGTTTTTAAATTATTGGAATAAAGAAACATACCAGAACTTGTAAATATAGTATTCCCTGTAATTCCAGTCCATGTTAGTCCATCAGGTGAATACGCTATATTATTAGTTGGATCTGAACCAGTGACTAACCATAAATTTCCAGTCCATACGACACTATTTCCAATTGAAATAATTGTATTACTTAAACCAGTCCAAGATGTTCCATCTGAAGAATAAGCTATGGATATAAAACCTTGTCCTACAACTATATATCTATTTCCATTATATGCTATTTCGTAAATATTTGTAAATGATGAAATCAAATTTGATGTCCATGTAGTACCATTAAAAGAATAAGGTATATTAGTTCCACCAGTTGCAATCCATTTCTTATTATCGTAAATAACTGATGTTCCTGATGATATTGTTCCAGTTCCTAATCCAACCCATTGTGTACCATTTACAGAATAAGCAATTCCATTTGTTCCAGAACCGACGGCAATAAACAATACTCCATTATAAGCAATACTATTAGCAGATGTAGAAAATATAGTTGTACCATTACCTATCCATGTTAAACCATCAGTTGAATATGCGATAGTATTAGTACCTTGACCAACGGCAACGTATATACTACCGTTCCAAGATGCCATATATCCAGCAGTAGAAAATATAGAACTGCTATTTGTCACACCAGTCCATGTAATTCCATTATTGCTATAAGCGATTGTTGAACCACCAGAACCAAATGCTAACCATATTATTCCATTATAATAAACACCGTTTCCAATTGTCGTAAATATTGTTGAACCTAAACCAGTCCATGATATTCCGTTAGATGAATAAACAATTGTATTAGTACCAGAACCAACACCGACAATTAAATTATTTGGAAAACTTATTGTATTTCTTCTTCTATTATTCCATTCTAATGAATAAACACTTGTCAAGAAAACAGAACTTCCTAATCCAGTCCATGTTAATGTATCATTAGATGACCATAACGTATTAGTCGTATCTTTACCACCGACAATCCAAAAATTTCCGTTCCAATTTACCGCAAATCCTTCGTTACTAAACATAGTTAAACCTAATCCTGTCCAGTTTATTCCGTTCGAAGAATATAAAACATTATTTGTTGTATCTTTTCCAACTGCTAACCAATAATTTCCATTCCATTCTACACCGTTTCCATTTGTATTAAATAAAGTTAGTCCTAATCCTGTCCATGTTATTCCAGTTGAAGAATAAGCAATAGTATTTGTTCCTGAACCAACAGAAACATATATATTTCCATTCCATCTTACGTTATTTCCTTGTGTAGAAAATATTGTTGTTCCAATACCTGTCCATTGTGTACCATTTGATGAATAAGCAATTGTATTAGTTCCAGAACCAACAGCAACAAAATTATTTCCATTATATACAATATTATTTCCTTGTGTTGAAAATATCGTTGATGCAAGTCCAATCCAATTTATAGCATCTTTTGAATAAGCAATAGTATTTGAAGTTCCTGAACCAACAATAACCCAAAGAGATAAAATATCCGACCAAGATATACCATTACCAGAAGTGGAAAATATAGTGGAACCAAGCCCAGTCCAATTAAACCCATTTAATGAATTAGCAATCGTATTTGATGTTCCTAAACCAACAGCAACCCAATATATTCCATTCCATTTTACATCTAAACCTTTTGAAGAAAATATTGTAGTACCTAAACCAATCCAAGTACTTGCATCAGTCGAAAAACCGATAGTATTTGTTCCTTCTCCAACTGTTATACATAAAGGATTTATATTTGGTCCGAAAGAAAATGTTTGTGTTGAAGATATTATATTATTTATTTTAGAAACAATATTTGATGCTCTTACAACGACAGGTTTTTGATAACTTATTGTACTAACTTTTTGTGTTTCATTATAAGTTGATTGATTAATATTATTTATAACAGGATTTGAATATGTTATTTCTTTACTTATTGTATTATATGATAATACTGCATTTGTATTTGTGTTATCAAAACGAACAGGATTTATGAATAGTCCTTGTGAAGAACCAGTTAATCCACTCGTACCACCTGAAATTAATATAGAATTAACAACTTGATTTGTTTGTCCTGCTTGATATCCGATAGCAATAGAACCTGAATTTTGATTAAAAAACCCAGCTTGATAACCGATTGCTATTGCATTCGAGCCTTGATTTGATGAACCTGCTTGAAAACCAATAGCAATAGCATTTGTACCTTGATTTGTACTACCTGCTAAATTACCAATAGCAATAGTATTTTGATATTGTAATGTTTGTCCTGATTGAAAACCAATCGCAATAGCATTTGTTTGTTGAGAATGGTTTCCACCTAAAATTGCTATAGCATTTTGTTGTTGATTTGTACGACCTGCTGAATTACCAATTGCTACAGCGTTAATTCCTTGATTTGTAGAACCTGCTTGATATCCAATTGCTACAGCGTTCGTTCCTTGATTTGTAAAACCCGCTTGATAACCAATAGCAATTGCTCCTGATTTTTGAGTTGATTGACCTGCTTGAAATCCTATTGATATAGAATTGGCATCTTGATTAGTTTGACCTGCTTGATATCCTATAGAAATTGAACCGGAGCCTTGTGAGTATTGTCCTGCTTGATAACCAATAGATATTCCATTTGTTCCTTGTAATGATTGTCCTGCTTGATAACCTAATCCAATAGAATTAAAATTTTGATTAACACCACTTTGATAACCGATTGCTATTGATTGAGAAGATTGTGATTGTCCTGCTTGAAAACCAATTGCAATAGAACCGGAGCCTTGTGCGGATTGTCCTGCTTGAAAACCAATTGCAACAGAACCGGAGCCTTGTATTGATTGTCCTGCTTGAAAACCTATTGAAATTGATTGTCTACCTTGATTAGTTTGACCTGCTTGATATCCTATCGAAAGAGATTGAATACCTTGTGAAAGTATTGATGTCTGAAAACCAATAGCAATTGAACCTGTACCTTGTCCCGTATAACCTGCTTGATATCCGATAGCAACAGTTTCTGGATACTGAATATTATATCCGGCTTGAAATCCAATTGCAATGGCATTTTGAGATTGTGTTATCGCACCTGCTTGAAATCCGATTGCAATGGAATTAAAACTTTGAAAAGTTTGACCTGCTTGATATCCTAATGCAATTGAATTAGAATTTTGTGAAATACTACCTGCTTGATACCCAGAAGCTATAGAATAAGTACCTTGATTTGTTTGACCAGCATTAAAACCTAATGCAATAGAACCAAATTGTTGATTTATTTGTCCCGATTGATAACCTATAGATAGACCATAACTTCCTTGATTAGTTTGACCTGATTGATACCCAATAGATATAGCATAATTATTTTGTCCAGAAAATCCAGATAAATAACCGATTGCAATAGATTGTGTTCCTTGATTAGTATAACCAGCCTGATATCCTAAAGCAATTGCACCTGAATACTGATTTAAATATCCTGCTTGGTATCCAATTGCTATTGCACTCTCGCCTTGTAATTGATATCCAGATTGATATCCAATAGCAACAGCATTTATTCCTTGTGATATATTACCGGCTTGATTACCAATCGCAACGGCATAACTTCCTTGATTTGATTGACCGGCGTCACTTCCAATGTGAATATATCCACTGCTTTCAGTTTTCCATGAAGTTGAGTTAGAATCCCAATATACGTAATCTGAATAATATAAACCATTTGTAACATTTATGAAACTACCGGTTGCTCCGGGTCCAGTAGGTCCAGTGGGTCCGATTAAACCGGTGGGTCCAGTGGGTCCGGTGGGTCCGGTGTATCCTGTGTATCCTGTAGTACCTGTATTTCCAGTGGGTCCAGTTTGACCAGTGTATCCGGTGCTTCCTGTGTATCCTGTCGGACCAGAAACACCAGTGTATCCTGTTACACCTGTGTATCCTGTGTATCCTGTGTATCCTGTTGTTCCCGTATAACCTGTTACACCTGTGAAGCCCGTGAAACCAGTTGGACCTGTGTATCCTGTTGTTCCCGTGTAACCTGTTACCCCTGTAAAACCCGTGAATCCGGTTGATCCAGTAAAACCCGTCCATCCGGTATAGCCAGTGTATCCTGTAAATCCGGTGAATCCAGTTGGTCCGGTTACACCGGTGTATCCCGTGTATCCTGTGTATCCTGTGTATCCAGTATATCCTGTTACTCCTGTGAATCCAGTTGTGCCTGTGTATCCTGTGTATCCGGTGTATCCTGTTGGTCCTGTTATACCAGTTGGACCCGTTGAACCAGTTGTTCCAGTTGGACCTGTTACACCTGTTACCCCTGCTGGACCAGTTGGACCCGTATAGCCTGTGTATCCTGTGAATCCGGTGTATCCTGTGTATCCTGTGTATCCTGTATATCCTGTGTATCCTGTGTATCCTGTGTATCCTGTGTATCCTGTGTATCCTGTGTATCCAGTGTATCCAGTGTATCCTGTATAGCCAGTATATCCTGTGCACCCAGTATAGCCAGTATATCCTGTGTACCCTGTGTATCCCGTGTATCCTGTGTAGCCGGTGTATCCTGTGTATCCAGTGTATCCCGTGTATCCAGTGTATCCCGTGTATCCTGTATAGCCGGTGTATCCTGTGTATCCAGTGTATCCCGTGTATCCTGTATAGCCGGTGTATCCTGTGTAGCCAGAATATCCTGTGAACCCTGTGAACCCTGTGTATCCTGTGCATCCTGTGTAGCCAGTGTATCCTGTAAATCCGGTGTATCCTGTGTACCCTGTGAATCCGGTGTATCCTGTGTATCCAGTGTATCCCGTGTATCCAGTGTATCCTGTGAATCCCGTGTACCCAGTATAACCTGTGTATCCTGTATAACCTGTTTTTCCGAATCCAGTGGGACCTGTGACACCTGTGTATCCGGTGTATCCTGTGTATCCTGTAAAACCCGTAGTTCCAAGACCTGCTGCACCCGTAGGACCTGTAGAACCTAAAAATGTTCCAATATTTATAAAAGTATTCGGACTTACTGTACATATATATAAATCTTGATTTATTACATACGCATCACCTACTAATGCACTTACTGGTAATTGAGATACATTAGATAATTGTCCTTTTATTAATATTGTTCCAGGATATATACCTCCAATCGTTGTTCCAAATGGTAAATATACACTTCCGTTAGTATATTGTATTTGTGCATCATTTATATATAACGAATTTGTTAAACTTAATGATCTAAATGCAAATCCAGTTGTACCTAAATTTAAAATAGACCCAGTTGCTGGAATTACATCAGAATATACAGTTCCTCCAAATGTACCTGTCGGTCCTGTTGGTCCTGTTCCTCCTCCCATTGGACCTGTTGGACCTGTATATCCCGTTGGTCCTGTATGACCTGATGGTCCTGTTGGTCCGGTTGATCCACCTGTTGGACCTGTGTATCCTGTATATCCCGTATATCCAGTGTAACCAGTGTATCCCGTGTATCCTGTGTATCCCGTATATCCAGTGTATCCCGTATATCCTGTATAACCAGTGTATCCCGTGTATCCTGTGTATCCTGTATATCCCGTGTATCCTGTATATCCCGTATATCCCGTGTATCCTGTGTATCCTGTTACACCTGTGTATCCCGTATAGCCTGTGTACCCAGTATATCCCGTATACCCAGTGCATCCAGTGTATCCCGTATAGCCTGTGTATCCTGTGTATCCTGTATGACCTGTTGGACCCAATACATCAGTAAAACATAATTCATTTGTAGATGTATTATATGCTACAACTTTTATTGGATTAGAATATAAATCATAATATTGCAATGCATTAATATAAAATGAATTTATTAATTGTATACTTAATCTTTCTTGAATATTTGAAATAACTATTGGTATCGCACCATTATAATATGGATTTGAAGTTGCTATTAATGATTCTAATCGCCATTTCCAACATATTTCTGCTTCTATTTGTTGTCTTTCGAGTTCTGTTACACTTCTATTCACAATAACTAATTCTGCTATACATGCAGCAATTGCAAAAGTTATATTTCCATTATAAGAATTTATATATAAATTAGACGAATATGAACCACTAAAATCAGATGGTAAACCCATATAATCAACTCCATATGTATTTACTCCATTTATATATGTTGTTACATAATTTAAATTTGATCCATCTATTGAAATAAATTCCAATAATTGCCATGTGTTTGCTATTGTTGATTGAAATCCTTGTCTGAATTTAGATATATAATTACTACTATTATCATATTGACTTATGCTATAATTATTTAATAAACTTGGATAATAACTTGCTAATGTATAAAAGTTTTCACTTGTTGTTGTACTCTGTGCATGTATCATTGGACTTGATACATTTTGTTCTATTGGATAGTATAATAAGAATACTGAAAAACCTGACCTATTTACTGGATATGATGGAATTACACTCTGTTGTCCTTTAACATATGATACTATTCCTTTATTATTTAAAGCATTTTGTATATATAATGGTCTTGCGCCTGCATTTGGTGATGTTGCTACATGACCATTTACTAAACTACCCCATGAATTTACTGGATCTGCTGTATTATAAGTTCCTGATAATGTATCTGCATCTAACCATAATTCTAAATTTGGAATTGAAGAAATAAAATTAAAAGGACCAGTATTTGGAAAATCACCTAAATTTATAGTTCCTGTATTTTGATATGGTGAACCTGTTGGTCCTCTCGGTCCAGTATATCCTGTTGGTCCTGTTTGACCTCTTGGTCCTGTATAACCAGTATATCCTGTCGTACCAGTTCTACCTGTTATACCAGTCGGTCCTGTTATTCCTTGTGGTCCTTGTGGTCCAACTATATTACCTATATTAACCCATGTAAGACTTGTAGAATAAACCCATAAATTATTTCCAATTATATATGCATCGCCTATAGTAGCAGAAATAGGTAATTCACTTGGATTATTTTTTTCTCCTAAAATTTGAATTGTTCCAATAGCAACACCGCCAATTAATGTTCCACTTGGTAATTGTAAAACATTATCGACTACAGATATAGGTTGATTATTAATATATACAGTATTGGTATAAATATTATTAAATTGAAAAGATGAAGAACCTAAAGAATATATATTATCTTGAGACGGTGTAATATCATGTAATAAAGTTCCATCTTGTGTTAATATACCATAGTTTGCAATAGGTCCAGTAGGTCCAGTTAAACTTTGAATATTTCTAATAACATCGTATTCAACACGTTGAATAATCTGTTCTAATACTGTGTCATTTAATCTAAAACTCATTTACTTTTTATTTATATAAAAATTAAAAATTTTAGATGAATATATTTAATTATAAAATATTTTTGGTATTTTATAATTTGAATATTAATAATATCTTTCATATATCCAAGTGCAATCGGGATATGTAGTAGTTGATTTTGCTGTTACATTTCCTGCTGCATCACATATTACATCTATAGATTCATTCATATTTGGAACTTTAGTACTTCCAGTTGTTTTTTGTATTAATTCAAAAGATGATACAATACCTGCGATATACCATAATTTATATTGAGACATTGAATAAGCACTTTTAATTGTAAAAATACCCCAATTATGAGCTTCTTGAGATAATGTAAAAACATTAGTATATCCATCCCATTTTAACTTAACATTTCCAGATGAAATTGATTTTCTTAAATTAATAAAAGTTTTTAATTTTGATAATTCATCTTCATTTATTGAAGTTCCACCAATAGATATAGTTTGTCCTGCTTCAACTTTTATACCACCTTGTCTAAAATTTGTTGGACCTGATATCCAATTTTCTTTACTAGAAGTATGAGGAAAATGAGTTGCGAATCTTCCAGGTATAGTATCGTTAAGTATAGTTATCGCTCCGCCTCGAAAATCAGTATCACCTGTTAAGTAATTTTTACCTCCCGAGTTTAAATGTGTATCACCTGATGGATTATCTGTCTTGACCATAAGTTCTTGTTTATCAAGATATAATTTACCACCTCTAACAATAGTCTCACCAGTTAAGTAATTTTTATTATCTGATGCGTTCAAAATTGTATTACCAAGTGGATTATTTGTAGTTGCATTAATTTCTTTTGCTATACATTTACCTGATACAGTTAAATTACCATTACTTGTAATATCACCGCTTATTTTTAATGCTTTAAAATTTTGTGTTTCAAAATCAAAAGTAGAAATATTTCCATTTGCATCTGTTTGAAGAAATATAGGATAATTTACTGGTACAGGTGCATCTCCTAACGCCATCATTCTTCCTCTTTTAGATGATGATGAATCGAATATACCAAATGGATTTGTCACAAATCCAATTATTGAATCAATTATATCAGACATTTTATTTAACAAAATAAAATAAATTTTAAATTTTCTTTACAAATAAAACAATTTATATAACAATCCATTCAGATGGAAATAAATCAGACATATCATCTTTAACGCTTATCCATTTTTTAGGAACAAAAACAGGATTTCTCTTTTCATATGTTCCAAGAAATGCTCCCCACCAACAAAAAGTTGAATTTGAACATATAGCACCACCTTTACATAAAGACATTAATAACATTGTTTGTAATTCATCTAAATTTTCGACAATATGAAATATATTTCCTTTAAATAGTTTTTTTTCTTTAACCCATTCAATATCATCAGATAAAACATATATTTTTGAAACACTATCATTCATTTTTAAAAGCTGTTCAATACATTCGTAATAATAAGAAATTGGTTGAATAAAATGAATATCTTGATGTTCTAGATAATCACCTCTTCTAATATGTAAAAAAACATCATTTTCTTTTATTTCTTGATTTAGATTTATATGAGACAATCCTTTAAGAAAAGTAAAACGAATCTCATTCTCAAAATTTTGTAAAGAAGGATAATATTGATAATAAGACATCATTATAGTTCCTTCTTTTACATCATATGGATTCCAATCATCAAAACCATTTGAAAAATTATGAGAATGATAAACATAATCTTTAAAATCGATATGTTCTTTTAATTTTGTATATTCTAAATTAATTGCAATTCCAAAATATTTAAATATTGTTTTATTATAATCATGTTTATGAATATTATGTTTATTATTTTCTAATGTGTTTTTTAAAATATATAAAGGATAATTTGATATAATAGATACAATATATGCAGATGCCATAATAAACATTTGATTACCAAGACCTCCGCTCATAATTGGAATAATTCCTTTTCTCATCATTTATTAATTTAAACAAAATTGTTTAAATTAAACATTAACATTTATAATCGACAATTTTATTTAATATATCACTAAATGATTCTATTTGTTTTCCTAGTCTTGGATAGAAACAATAGAATAAATATTGTTTCATTAACTTTTTCCAATAGACATCAATGCAATATTGTTCTGTATTTCGATTAGTTATTTTTTCTTCTTCTAAACATAATGTCAAACATTCTTTAAAATTTTCAAGAAGAACATATGCAAAATCTTTATTTATTAAATAACCAGAAGCGGTATATGTAAATAATACATTTTTTAAGAAATCGTGTTTTGAATCAGAAATTTGTAATTCAGAATCATTATAAGAAAGAAGAATAATATTAAACTCGACTTCATTATCTTTTATTTTCTTTATATTATTCCAATAATTATATACGTCCAATGGTTCATAATCATCTTCAAATATAATACAATTTTTATGATTGGAATTTATAAATGTTTCGAGTGCTTTTATATGACTCATTGTACATCCGATATAACCTTTATTGTTATATAATGCTGAAATTCTATGTGTCTTATTTAAAGGAAATCCTGATTTTAAAATCCATTTTAAAAAATTATCTTTTCTATCAATACGGTAATCCAAATTTATATAATAAACAATATCAACGAAATCCATTTTTATAATTCAATATCTTTTTTTAAATTATTAAAATAAAAATATTTTTTCAACTTATCTATATTTTCTTTTGTTTTTTCAAACTTTGAAGGAACAAGTATTTTTCCAGTTTTTATATAATTTTCTCTATATCTATTAAATTCATATAATGGAATATTAATTATTTCATCAAAATCAATAATATCATCTTCAAAAATTATAACGTCTTCCTCAAATAAATTTTGACTCTGAACATCATCTTTAATTTGCCTTTCTTCGATTGTCTTTGGTAAATTATTACTTAAATGATTTATGTATTCTTTTCCATCTTTTTTTATATTCATTATACTATTGAAAGCAATATTTAGATTTTCTGGTTTAATTTTAGAATGATTATTATATGAATTTTTTATTTTATTAAACCCATACTTCATAATTAAATCAATTAATATTTGAGCATTAGTATCATTAATTTTTTTATTATTTTTATCGAGAAAAATAAATTTATTGCGTTCTTTATCAGTACATAGATAAATAGGTTTATCTTTACCAGATAAAAAATTTTCAATTGTAAAATTCGCAAGTGATTTTTCAGCGCCAAATAAAGTTTCTATGTTAAATTTCTTGTCAAATATTTCCTTAATTCTTTCACCTGTCATAAAAGACATGAAATCGTTGTTATATTATTAACGGTATTAACAGTATTATTAACAGTATTATTAACCGTGTTATTATTTATTTATTATATTTGATTTTTTAATATCTTTAATTTCGTTATGTAATTCATTAAGTAATTTTTTTATTTCATTATCCTCATTATTTTTCTTTAATTTACAAATATTAATATGTCTGTTTAATGATTGTTTAGTGCTTAATTCTTTATTGCAAAAATTACATATAAATTTATTTATAATAATATTTTCATTTTTTTCAGTTTGTATTTTAATGCAAAATTTAGAAGTTTTTTGATGTTTTAACAAAGTTGATTTATCATAATAAATATTTTTACAATGTTCACAAATCATTTATTATATATTATATATTTTTTTAAATCTAAATAAAGCAGGTAACGAAATTTTGATACCTTTGATATATTTTACAGTTATAAAATTAAATTGTAAAATATATTTTCAACCCGATAAACTATTATTCAGTTAATATACATTAATCATTTTTGTTACCTAAAAAATGTGTGTGTGTTTTTTTAATTACTCTTTTATAAATGATAAAATTTAGAAACAAAAAAATATTTTTATAAGAGCAATATCAAAATTTTATTTCTTTTTTTTAAAAATCAGAAAATAAAAAAGAAAGAAAAATAAAGAAAGAAAGATAAAAAAATAATAAATATAATAATTTTCTTCTTTATCTTTATTCCAATTTAATTCATTTGATTTTAATATATCTTCTTTTGAAGCTATATTATTTTCATTACAAAAATTTTTATAAATTTTTCTTTCTCTTAAATTAATACCTGTTAATTCATAATATTGTTCTAATGTTCTAACTTTACCTAAACCATATTTTTCTAAATTTATCTTCATTTCTGGTTTTAATTTATCATCATTTTCATCTAATTTTAATAGATATCTTATTTTATTAAAAGCATTCATATCCGAATAATATGGATTATCCGTCCATATTTTTGGTTTATCGGCTCTTGTATATTCATGAAAAACAATATTCTCTTTTGGTGTAAAAATATCCCATCCATTTGTATAATACCGAATACTATGTAATATTTCTTCTCCAACAAAAATATATGGTAAATTGGGGTCATAAGGTAATTCATTAAGAAAATATGATTCACTAAATAACATTCCACCTGCGACAAATGGAGTTAAATAATATTCACCTTTTGTATCAATTATTTCACTTCCCATAAAAGATATCATATCTCTTGAATTAAAAAATGGTTTACATATTCTTGGAAGTGTTTGGTCGTTTTCTTTATGATTTGTATAATCATTTATTTCTTTTGGATAATGACTTAATACTGGTTTTTGAGATAATCCTTTAACTTTAATTTCATTTATCATATTTATACATTTAATATCCCAGTCTTTTACAAATTTAGTATGACTATCTATTTGCATATAAAACTCTTCTTCATTCCATAATGTAGAACATAAATACCTTGCATATGTTGGACCTTTTGCTTCTGTGTAAGGTATTCTTATTATTCTTACGTTTTGATTGTAATAATTACCAATGCAATCAATATCATCGCTTTTATTTTGTTGACAAATTCCAACGAAAATATTTTGAGGTTTATTCGCCATTTTATATAAAGAAATTAAGGTATCATTACATACATCATCACGATACGATGCAATAGATACGAAAATACAATTTTTTTTCATTTATTATAAAAAAGATTTTTATTTCTAAACTTTAAAAGAAAAGAAGAAAAGAAAATCCTTTAACTTTATAAATGAAATTTAAAAGATAAATTAAATTATAAAAATGTCAAATGAAGATAATGTTTATGATAATTGGAAAAATATGTGTAAACATATTGTTTCAAATAAAATTACTGATTGGAAACAAGATAAAAATGTAACTTATATGTTAGAACATTTAGGTCAAGAATATGCCGAAATTTATCTTCAAAATTTATTAAATGAAGGTGTAAATATATATAATATTCAAAAATTATGTGAGATAAATGATAAATACGGTAACGCTAATATAAAACAATTCAATAATGGTTTACGTTCTTCTACATCTTCTATAAGATATGTTAGACATGCATTAGATATATGTAATTTGATTAAAAGTAAAAATTATAAGAAAGTAAATATTGTAGAAGTTGGTGGAGGGTATGGAGGTTTATGTGTTATATTAAATAATTTAGCAAATACAATGAATATAAGTATATCAAAATATTTTATTTATGATTTAGAAGAAATACAACGTTTACAACATTATTATTTATGCAATTTCATAAATATAGATAATGTAAGATTTAAATCATCTAATACATTTGGAAGTAATTTTATTACAGAAGATGGAGAAGTTAATATTTTAGTTTCATGTTATTGTTTATCTGAAATTAAAGATGAATATAAAAACGAGTATTTAAAGAATTTATTACCAAAAGTTCATGGTGGTTTTTTAGCATGGAATTTCGGTAATAAAGAAGGATTACCAAAAGAAGCAACAATTGTTCCAGAAATACCTGATACAGGTGAAGGTAATACAATAATAACTTGGTAAATGAAGATAAAATTTATAACCTTTTTTTGGTTATAAATTTATGTTATAAAAAATTATATAGTACTTTACTTCTTATCAGTATCTCTCATCTTATTTCTTTCTTTATTTTTATCATATTTTGATTTCTTAGCCTCGTTTATCTTTTTATCTCTTGGTGTCTCATATTTCTTTTCTTTCTTTTTCTTTTCTTCAAAAACTGGTGGAGGAGGCATTTCTTTTGCTTTTTCGTCTGCTATCTTTTTATAATGATTAAACATTTCCAAATCAGTTGTCTTTAAATCTTTCCATTTCTTTTGGAGAATATTATGTATATCCTTCTTCGTTAAAGAAGGATCAACTATTTTAGGTTTTTCATCTTGAATAAAGAAATAATATCCTGATTTTGGTCTTGCTTGTGCTTTCATTATCTTTTTATCATTTCTTTCCTTCATTTTATTCAATCGTTTTTCAAGTTTAGCTTTATTTTCTTCTTTCTGTTTTATCATCTTATGACGATTCAATTCATCATCAAATCTCTTTTTATCTGCTTTTGCTAATTCAACATATACATTTAATTTTTCTGTATCACTTTTTATTTCTTGCCACATCTTTGCTATCATTGGAATTATTTCCTCATCTGCATCAGGATTTTCGCTTTTAATTTTAGCTCTCATTTCTCTACTAAAATAAGTAAACTCATTATCCGGCTTCTTTGGTTCGTCTGTGTCAACCTTCTTCTTCATTTTTATTTTATTTTGATGAATATATCCGTTCAACTGGTCTTGGTTATCTTTACTTTTCCACTGGTTTATAACAGATATATTATCTGTTGAACCGTTAATAATGATAGACGATAGAAATTCTACTACATAATCATTAATAGCCTTATTAATTATTTTTGATTTCTTGATACCAAGCAAATCAGGTTTTACCAATACTATGTTTTCACCACATATAGATGAATCAGTAGAGGTTGAGGCATTATCACAAACATCACTGTTGTTAATATTAACGGTAATCATTTCAGAAGACATGGTGATTTTTATTTATAAAATTATTTTTTAAAATCAATTTTTTTTAATATTCATCTAAATTTACTATACAATATTTATCACCGTCTCCGTATGCATCTTTATACTTCTTCATTCCACCACATGCATAAGGGTCCTTTTTATTTTCATCAACAACATTATATAAACATTCTACATAATTTGCTCCACCTGAACTTGTTCCTTTTGCGTTATCATCTGTATTAAATAAATATTTCATTCTTGCAATATAATTTTGTCGTAAAACACTACCATCTATTTTCTGTATCCCACTACTAAAATAATCAGTTTTATTAAAAGCAGTTTCAATTTTAGGATAAGGAGTAGAGTTATCTATCTTAGTTTTTTGCGTAGGTGCATCTGGTAAATCAACATTAGTATCAGACATTTATTTATAATGAAATAAAAAAAAATTAAGAAAAAGTGAAAAGATATAATGTATTATTAACATCAGACAATATATCATCTCTTATATTAAATAAATCCGTATTCTTTTTATTTATATATTTTGGTAATGTATTTGATAACCAATTTTTAAAATTTTCTAATAACTTAATAATTGATTTATCAGTTTCTTTTTTATAAACGAATGGTTTATTTTTTAAAGATAAACGTTTATTTTCTGTTCCTTGAATAACTTCCATAAATCTATCCATTTTAAGGGTTAAATTATTAACTAATGTATCACTTGCTATATGACGAGCATAATTAGTTGTAGACCAATGATACAATTTTAACTGGTCTCTAATGAACATAAAATTAACCGCTATTTCTCCGATTGTATTACTCATATTTTATTATATATATTATATAATAAAATTTATTTTTATTAAATTCCTAACAGTCGTTTTGAAATATATGGATAATGATTCGATAAAAACATAACTAGTCCAAATACTACGTCAATCAATAAAAAAATCCACGAATAACTTTTTTTCGTGATGGCTGAATATGCAAACGCGAAATAAAGTAAAGAATGAATCGGTCTTAAATGATTCCACCAAATTTTTTCACCAAATACTTCTTGACCTGTTTTCCTAGAATCAGTCAAGTAAATATACATAAATCCTAATGCGGGTAAAATAGCCAAATATCCCAAATATGGTAACATATCATTGTCTGTATTTTTAGCAATAAGAACAAATAAAGTCCGGACACCAATACACCCGATAAGAAATAATATAAACCTTTTTTCTATTATATCAAACATTTTTATATTATAAGTCTTTTATTTATTTCTTTTTTCTATTGTATCAAACATTTTTATATTATAAGTCTTCAAATTCATCAATAACATCAATAACATTCCAATCAAAATCTTTTGGTATTAATTCATATTTTGTCTTAAATATTTTATTTATTTCAGTATTTAGAAAATTACAATTAAATTCTATCTCGAAAGGTTTACGTTCTTTTATATCATAATCATTAGTAGCGTTAATTTTTCTTAATAAATTATATAAATTATACTGTCCATTTATGGAATAACTTTTTAGTAGATATTTATCATTATATTCAACATCTCGTAATAATCCAGAAGTCCAATCTAATACATATATATCAATATCATCTTTATCTTTATCATCTTTAATTTTATAACCAAAATTATCAAATTTGCGATCGTGATAAGAAAAACCTATCTTTTTCAATTCTTTATCAAGTTCTTTTAATTTTTTGTTAATTTCTTTCAATTTTTTTTGCAATTTCAGTGAATATGCTGAAATAAATTTACAATATATTTCTTCTGTTAGTTTTGTGTTATTTAATTGTTTATATAATTTAATTATGTCATCTTTATTTTTAATATCAGCAACCGCATCTAAAGTTTCAATTTTTTCATAATCTTTAATTTTTTTTAAATCGTAAGAGTTTATTTTATTTCCACTTGTTGAATTTTGTTGTAAGTTAAATATATAAATTATGTCATTTTTTATATCAGCATCAAATTCTTTTATAACAGCATCTTCTTTTATAACACTTTCCGATATTTTATCCAAAAAATACGATGTTATATCACCGTCTAATTTTTCCATTTCAGTGTATATATGTATTTTTAAACCATTTAATATATATTTTACATAATATATTTTTGGTGATAGTTTTTCACCACCATTTTCTAAAAAACTATTAATAATTGAATATTTTTGACTGATGATCAAATCAAGATTCGAAAGTTCTTCTGATTTAATATCAAATGATTCACATTTCAAAATTCTATTATTTTCCGAATTAATAAATATTCCACAATTGTTTTGTCCTTTATTATCTATTTTCTTCCAATTTTTTAAATAATCATCTTCTTTATCAATTTTATCAATTTTACCAGCATCATATTTCTTCTTAATACTTTTTTTCTTACTACTTCTTTTCTTAATACTTCTTTTCTTAATACTTCTTTTCTTAATACTTCTTTTCTTAATATTTCTTTTTTTAATACTTCTTTTTTTAATACTCATTTATTATTCTTATTTATTTTTTATTTCTTTTTTTTTAATTTCTTTGAATTCGAAGAAATTGTTTCCATTACTTTTAACCATTTATGATATTCAATTTCAAATTCATTAATATCATTTAACCACATATTTTTTTCACTCGTCTTTTGTATTCCATCTAATTTCTTTTCAAGAGATAAAATATCATTTCTTAACTTTTTAATTTGATTTGAAGTTAAAACTCTAACCGGCATTCGTAATAAATATTCATATCCTCCTCGTGTTTCTTCATCTTCTTCTACTTCTTTTTTATTAAACTCTTTATCATATTTTCTCTTTTCTAATTCTTTTGAAAGTACTTCTTCTTCTACATTCATTATATTTAATTTCTTTTCAGTAACTTCTTCTATAAATCTTGCTTTATTACCTAAATGTTTTAACTCTTTTTGTAATTGATTTATTAAATATTGTTTTCTCTTTTTATAATATTCAAATCTCATTACACAAAAATCATTTATAATTTCATCAACAGAATATTTCTTTAATTGATTTTTCTCATTAAACAATACCATATTAGTTAGATTTAGATATGAAAACATTTTCATATTCGTCAAATTACATGACATACCATCTTCACTTTCTGTTATAGTAAAATTAACATTCTGAGGAGATGATTCATTATGTAATGCTTTAATACATTTTTCTACTAAAAGGTCTTCACAAAAATCTTTAAATTTATCTGTTGATAATCCAATAGGTAATTCAGTAATATTAACTTTGACATTAGATCTAACAGTTTCTTTTGTTAAAATACCATAAGTTATAAATCTATTATCTTTTTCTTCTATAACTCCTTTAAATCCTCTGTACCAAGGCGTTAGAGACGGTAATAATGATAAAGTTGAATTATCATCCGGATCATCTATTAATACTTCACCATCATTTTCTAACCAAATTTTAACACATTCTATAATATCAAGAGGATTAAAACACGGTATATTTGACGACCATCCAGTACCAATAGCGGTGCAACCATTTATTAAAATAGTAGGTAAAATAGGTATATAAAATTTTGGTTCTAAAACATCTCCATCATCTTCAACATAATCGAGTAAAACATCATCTTCTTCTCTAAACAATAAGGGAGTTAAAGGTTCCATTTTTGTATAAATATATCTTGGACTAGCTGAATCATCACCATTATAGCTCCTACTCCCAAATTGTCCGTCCCTATATAAAAGAGGAATATTATTACTACCAGGAAATTCATGTGCCATTTTAACGATAGTTTGATATAGGTTTTGTTCACCGTGATGATAATTACTGTGTTCGGCGATATAACCACCTAATTGTGCGACTTTAACAGATTGTTTATTGTATGTTAAATTTCTCTTTTTTATCCCAAAAAGTATCTTACGTTGTGATTCCTTTAAACCATCAAATAAATTTGGAATACTTCTTTTACAATCATCATGAGAAAATTTAATAACTTCGTTATTTAAAAACGAAGACATTTTCATTTTTATTAATTTACCTCCATCATCTAAAGAAAATTCAGATATAGGATTATAAAATTCGAGCCATTTTTTTCTATCATCTGCAAAATTTTTATGAAATACCTTATCTATTGTTTTATCAGTTTCTGTATCGTTTATATATTCAACCATTTTTTCACCAAATGTATCAGGTACGTCTTCTGTTTTAGTAGTACCTAATCCTTTGTAATATTTACTCTTGAATGATTTTGTTTGGTTTTTAGCGAATTCTTTAAATCGATTTTCATCATAAAATAATATATCACCACCTTTATTAAATACTCGAACAATAGGTGTTTGCATACTTATTAAAAATGGTTCCGGTCTCTTTAAAAGAGATGGAAATAAAAAATGTAAAAAGTTCAGTATTAAACCAGAAATATGTAAGCCGTCGACGTCAGCATCAGTCAAGAGTATGATTTTTCCATAACTTAATGTTTTGTAATTTTCATCATCTGTATAATCTACACCAAATTGTAGACCTAATGCTTGAATTAAATTAGTAATTACTTTATTTTTAGAAATCGTTGGTAAATTTGAATTACGACAATTTAAAACTTTTCCTGTTAAACTTAAAACCCCAAAATAATCACGACCTGTTTTATCATAAACTCCTTTATCTAATCCTGCAACTGCATATGTTTTAGCTGATAAACCTTCACATAATATTAGACTGCATAAATGTGAATGTTTTGTTCCGGATAAATTTGCTGGATCTAAACCATCGATTTTAACATATCCTTTCTTTTTCTTTTCTGATTTCTTTAAAACTATCATTTCTTTTGATTTTATTATATCTTGTAAATCACTTATAACTGACCATTTCCATATTTTATTTACATCTGCTGTTTTTACATCTGCTTCTACTTTTGGACTTTCAAGTTTATTCTTCGACTGACTTTCAAAACTTGGATTATTAACAGTTGTTACGATAAATATTCTAAACATTTGTTTTACATCTTTAATTGATAAAGTAGGTTTGTCTTTCTTTCCGTTTAATTTATTTAATATAGGACGAAATATTGCTTCTGACCATGCATCTAAATGTGTTCCTCCCAATTTAGTAAATATACCGTTAACAAATGTTATTGCTTCAAATTCATTAGAAGGTGTAAGTACTACTTCTGATGTTTTATATTTAAACATAATACTTTCATCTGTTGGTGTATCAAACAATTTAGAATATGATACTAAATTATTGACAGGAATTAATTCATCATTGAAATAAACCTTGACTTTTGTTAAAATTGCAGTATCTATAATATATTTCATATATTGACTTAATAAATCATCGTTATATCCTGTTAATCCAAAACGCTCGAAATCAGGAAAATAAGTGATTTTTGTAAATGCTTTCTTTAACTTTGTTTTTTGAATTATTGGTTCTGAAACTGTTCTCATATTATTAGTCCATGTTTGTGTAAATGTCAAACCTTTTTCTGGGTCTAATGATTCAACAATAAATTTTGTAGAGAAAATATTACATGCTGATGAACCAACACCATTTAATCCTGAAACTTGTCTTTCTTTATCATCATCAAAATTACTACCTGAAAGTAAATGTCCGAAAATTAAAGTATGATTATACATTTTCTCATCTTTATTAATTTCTATTGGAATATAATCTCCGTCATTAATAATAGAAGTTTCACCTGTAATCTTATCGATATAAACTTTAATATAAGAACAAGGAATTTTTGCTTCTACTGAACGTTGATAATTATCAATAGCATTACTCAATATTTCAATAAAAATGCGGAGAAAAGCAGGAGAAGTTTTTATATCTTTACTTCTAATTTGATAATTGTCTTCATCGTTTTTAAAAGCAACATATTCAGTAGAATTACGTAAATCAGCACTACCAATATACATTTGAGGTCTCAATAAAACATGAGAAATCTGGTCTTTCTTGACATAGTTTTTAGATGACATTATTATAATTAATAATATAATCAAATCTTTTAAAATCAATTTTTATTTTGTTTAGAAAATTATACTAAAGAAACATTTGATAAAGAAAATTTATCAAAATATTTTACTGAAGGTTTCTGAAATTATGTCAATTGTCCAAATTTAAATAATGACGAAATAAAAGACTTAACTGAAATGTATTTCTGTAAAGATAAAGACCTTATTAAAGACGGTAAAAAAAGAAAAAGAAATCAATAAACAAAAATAAAAAATAATTATAAAATAATTTATATTATTAAATAAATGCCTATAAAAGAATCATTAGAAAAAGTAAAAGAATATGAAGCATATATTATATTAGGTCATGGTAATTTAGAAATTCATGAAGATGATTCAAATTTATTTATAAAAGTTCCTAACAATTTGATTGTTATGTTAACATCCAATGATATTGATACAGTAATGTATGCAAATGATGAAATAAAATTTTATGAAAATGTTGCGAATAATGAGCATTATATTCAAGAATCTTTATTAGTTAATAATGAAGATTTAGACAAATGTCATTACCTAAAAAATAAAGCAATTTATATGCCTGGTTCTTGTATTCCCAATTTTTATTTAGATTTAGAAAAAGAAGAAGAAGATTCATATGGAATATTTAATGCGAACGATTTAGAAATAAAAGACAATATTTTGAGTCCAGATAAAATTGTTTATAAACATTTGATTCAAAATAATATTAGATTATCTAAAATATTAAGAGATATGAATAAAGGACATAAAAAAATATTATTTATTAATATTTGTTATCCTCTATATTTTCCAGATGATACAATAGAAAAAAAATATACACATATCGTATTTTCAGAAGAATTTGTCAAATTTTTAAGAGAATGTCAGTTAGATTCACTTGAAAAATTTACAAAAAAATTTACATATTTTAAGAAAGATGAAATACCTGAATATTTAGCTGCAAAATTTCATGATGAACGTCATGAATATTATGATTACGAAAATGAAAATAAAATAAGAAATAAGAAGCTGTTAAAAGACGTTAGTAAATATTTATCAACCTTACCGTCATCAAAATCAAATTCTGTTGTTGATAGAAGATATAAGTCATATAGTAATTCAATTTCAAGTAATCTTGATAAGATTGATGATGATGAATATTCTTCCAATAAATTAGTAAATGAATCTCTTTCAAGGAAATTTAATAAAATGCTGAGTAAAAATATAAAAAAAATATTACCAGTTCCAAAAAGTGTTCGTACCAAATTAAGAAAATTTAATCAATCTTTACGCAAGAAAACATCAACAAAAAGAAAAAGAAAATCATCTTCTTCATCTCATATAAGAAATTCTTCTCCAAAAAATTTAAGAAGATCTAAAAGAATTAGGATTAATTCAAAAAAAATGTAAGTACAACATAAATAAAAATAAGACTAAAAATAATTATAAAATAATTTTACTTTATTTTATAATTTTCGTTGAATACGTATATTGAAACGTTTTTCTGTATCTTTTATAGACGCCAATAAACTTGGTTTATTCCATAAAATCCATTTACTCCAAAACCCTGCTGTTTTTATTCCTGCCTTAGACCAATTTTCTCGTGAACGATGACGATTTGAATAACGATGCATTCTTGACCTGTCTTTGTGCTTCGTAAAATCGCTATAGTTTTTAGCCCCGAAGTGTACTGTTTTATTTCCGATTGTTACCATTAATTTTTTATCAGGATGACTTGATTTTTGTAAGATGATTATATTTTTTTTAGGAGAACGACTTTTTGATTTCGATTTGTTCATTTATTTAATATATTTATAAAATTTTTTTTGAATATCATTTACTTTTACATCTGTTCTAATGTTATTTTTATAAGAAATAAAATATCCTTCATTTTCATCAATAGGAATGAAGTTATAAAGAATAAATATCAGAACAATTAGTATATTCATATTGTTTTTATTTGTAAAACTAAATTATTTAATTCATTTTTAAATTGTTTTTTTCTATTTTCAATGAAATGTTTATATGTATTATTCATTGCAGATTGAAATATTATATTTATTTTATTATATTGTTTTTTTGTTGTAAATTTTAAAATAGACAGTTGAATATTTTGTAAAAGAGTTATTATATAATTTTCATCAATAAGACAACCTGTCTCAAAACCTTTTATAAATATATTATTTTCTATTTCACGTTTTTTATTCAATTTAATTACTTTTTTTTTATTAATAGATCTTTTTCTTTCATCTCTATCTTCTTTATCAATTTCCCTATTAAACACTAAAGATTGTAAACGCGACTGTTGTTTTTGTTTATCAGAAGCATCATCTTTCCATCCTAAATGTAATATATGTTCTGAATATTCGTAAAGAATATCTTCCATAAGTTTCTCATATCTTGTTCTTTCTGAAACATACTTATAATAATAACCATCAAGAGTTAGTGATCTATTTTTATCTTTCAACATTACAGTCGAATTTTCAAAAATGGGACACCTGTAATTAAACTGGATATTAAGTCTAATTCTTGTTTTTGTGTTTTATTACCTTTAAGGTAACTAAACAGCCAATTCTTTTGTAATACCGATTTTCACGGTTTCCCTAGACTTCTCTTTAGGTTGTATTTTCTCTCTGCAATACGCTTTAGGTCTCGGTTTTCCATCTAATGCGTATTTAAATATTTTAAAGATATTCTTACAGCCATTTATGTCTCTA